ATAAGAGAACTGGCACAAAGGTAGCTGAAGGAGTAGACAATGCGAAACTCCGCAGTTCTATGATTTACAATGCGACAATTGCAGAGGATCAGGAAAAACTGTGGGATAACAAACAGGTTCAGGAAGCATTAAGACGGAGAGGAAAACACATTATTAATGCTCTGGATGTCATTGATGCGGTGCTGCTTCCGGGAGAAAAAGAGAACGTATTAACTGTTCTGGACGAGCTTTCAGGCTACGATACAGAAGAAGCAAAGGTTGAAACAGCAAAAAACTTATAATGTCCGGCTACAAATCAGCCCTGTTGCACTGGATATTCCAAAGGCAGGGCATCCGGCCGGATGAGGTAATGGCCTTGCCAGCAGGGGTCAGAGCCTTTCTTTTTGCCTCTACGGAGGTATGGATTGAAGAAAATATCAAGAAAAATGAAAAGAGGTGAGATGCTTGGCAGAAACGATAAGGATAGAGATTCCTGTTAATGTGGTCGATAATACCGGTTCTGGAACGTCGAGTGTGACCAGGAATCTCACTGCAATGGAAAGGGCGTTTGAGAGGGCAGACAGGGCGGCGCAACGATTCCAGCGTAGATCAGGCGTAGCAGCTGAGATAGAAATTGGAGCAGACGACAATGCCACCCCGGTTCTTTCTGCTGTTGAAAATGCAACAGAACAGATCGACGGAGAAACAGCACAGGTAGAAGTTTCAGCTGACGATTCAGCTACACAGATTGTCAATTCCGCATCAAATGCTGTAGAAAATTTTGATGGACAATCGGGAGATGCTGAGATTGGTGCTTCTGATGAAGCTACGCCGGTTATCCGGGCTGCTCAGGATGCAGCAGAATCATGGGGAGGAAGCGTGTTTAATGCTACTATCGGTGTCATAGATGCGGCGACCGCCCCAATATCCAAACTTGCGAGTATAGCAAAGAATCCGGTTGTGCAGGGAGCATCATTGATCGGTGCCAGCTTTGGTGTGGCAGAATCGGTTAACTCCTTCCAAGACTTTGAAAGCATGATGTCACAAGTCAAGGCTATCTCTGGTGCAACAGGGCAGGCATTCGATGATCTGACTGCAAAAGCACAGGAGATGGGAGCGACCACCAAGTTTACGGCCACAGAGAGCGCAGAGGCGTTTAATTACATGGCTATGGCAGGATGGAAGCCACAGCAAATGATCGATGGTATATCCGGCATTATGAGCCTTGCAGCAGCATCCGGAGAAGACCTTGGAACAACAAGTGATATTGTAACGGATGCACTGACGGCTTTTGGGTTATCAGCAGGGGATTCAGGACATTTTGCTGATGTTTTAGCTCAGGCAAGTGCGAATGCAAACACAAATGTGTCTATGCTTGGAGAATCGTTTAAATATGTGGCTCCTGTTGCAGGAGCGATGAATTACAGTGTTGAAGATACATCTCTTGCGCTTGGTTTAATGGCAAATGCAAGTATTAAAGGTAGCATGGCTGGTACCGCACTTAAAACATCTTTGGCAAATATGGCGGCACCTACAGACAGTATGGCAGAGGCCATGGATAAATACGGAATCAGTCTTACGGATTCTGAGGGAAACATGAAATCCCTTCGAGGAGTAATAGATAATCTTCGAGGAAGCTTGGGTGGACTTTCTGAGACTGAGCAGACGGCAGCAGCTTCAACCATTTTCGGAAAAGAGGCCATGGCCGGCATGTTAGCAATCATCAACGCCAGTGAAGAGGATTACAACAAGCTGAGCACAGCAATTGATAATTCAAAGGATGCGGCTGAGGGAATGGCTGACACGATGTTAGACAATCTTAAAGGCTCCTTTACATTAATGCAGAGCGCTATCGAAGGCACAGAGAACGCCTTCGGAAAACGTTTATCTCCATACCTGAGAGATATTGCAGGCGGAATAGCTGATGCAATGCCGGGGATAACAGACGGAATCAATGCGGTTATGGATGTGGTAGATGATAAGATTGCAGGCGTAAAACGCAAGATCACTGACATGACCAGTTCTGATGAGTGGAAGAACGCAGATCTGTTTGGAAAAATAGACATTGCCTGGGATTCGATAATCGCAAAGCCATTCGGGAATTGGGTTTCTGGAGATGGTGCGCAATTAATATCTACTGGGCTTGGAACTTTGTTTTCGAGTGCATCGGCTATCCTTCCGGGTGGTGAAAAAGCAGGACTAACATCTTGGCTAAGTGCAGGGATTCTCGCAAAAGGAGCAGCTACGGTTGCTCAAAAAGGGAAAAGCATAGTGGAAACCCTGTCACCTATCGGAGATGCTATTGGTAACATTACAGAAGCAGCTGGAAATGCAAATGATGTGATGGACTTTGTAGGTAATCTGAGTTCCATGATTCCTGTAGGAGCGAAAGTTGGACTTGCGGCAGCGGGAATTACAGCTGCGATTATAGGAATCAAACTTGCAATCGACAAGTATAACCAGACTCAGCTTGAGAATAGTTTGGAGGAGCATTTTGGGAAGATTAAATTATCTGCAGATGAAGTTAAAGATGCGGCGGCAGGAATACTGAACCAGAAATACCTCACAAACGTGGAACTGGCATTGAATGAAGTACAGAATGCCGATAATCTGCGAGCGGAGGCGCAAAAAGCTTTGGAATCGAACGATGTCCTTGAATTCAAGAGCAGAGTTGGAATCACTTTGACAGCTGATGAACAACAGGAATATACGGATAATATTAATACTTTTGTTGAAAGCAAGATATCTGAACTGGAGAGTCGTACATTTGCGGCTCATATTCACGTTCAAACATACCTCGCAGGTACAGAAGACGGTCAGACATTAGCCCAGAACATCAAGGAATGGGCCAGAGCGGACAATTTGGAATTATCCGATTTATCTAGCCAGCTGTCGCAAAAGGTCTCAGAAGCCCTGAAAGACGGCATCATTGATGTGAATGAAGAAGAAGCTATTAGCGCTTTGCAGGAGAAGATGAACAGCATAACTGCTCGCTGGAAAGAAGCAGAGGCACAGGCTCAGTGGGACTGGATAAACCAGAAATACGGTCATTTAAGTGCAGCTGATCTGGAAAGCGGTTCATTTACAGACTTGATGGATGAAATGCGAAGCCAGCGTGAGACTGCAATGGAAAGCATTAAAGCAGATACGACTCAGTGGTATTCGGAATTGGAGGCAATGAAGGACTATGGAAGAATTACTCCTGAACAGTATGAGAGCTACAAAGAGCAGACTGGATGGTATGTAAGAGGCCAAGAAGGTTCCGAATTGTCGAAGAGTCTTGAGCTTGGAAGCAACACTCTGAATGACACATACGGCGAGAAGATTACCGGAAACATCCAGACGCTTACAGAAACTGCGCAGAACGCCTTGAAAAGTGCAGAGACCAGTTTGCAGAGCGGAAGCTATGGTACGATTGCAAGTACCTTTGATAACATGTTTACGTCTATGGATAATGGAAAAGGCTTCCTGGGAATTGGTGCAGATGCCGATCAGAGAGCACTAAACGAATTGTATCAGTCGATGGCTCCGGATGTTAGTCAGATGGGAAGCCTGATTGACCAGTACAGAGAAGCAGGGCAGGCAGTACCGAAGAGCCTTATGGAAGGATATAAGGAAGCAATCGAAGTCGGTGCGGCGGCAGGTGACGTTGATGCGGCTTGGCAGAATTACGCAAACCAGATTCTTGAATCTGGAAGCGAAGAAATGAAGAGCGTTTTGACGGATCCGAACAATCCAATGTACGAAAGTGTACGAGAGCAGTTGCCGGAGGAACTCAAAACTGCCATTGACAGGGCGACGGCAGAAACGACGCCAGATGAGATAACACTTGAAGGGCTGAGAGCTGCTGTCGATGGAGATGTGGATATTGACAAAGATTCCTGGGTATCGGCGCTGAATGAAAAACTGGGAGATCTTGCAACTACTGAAGAGGTTACTGCTGACAATGTAAAGATTAAAGTTGAGCAGGGGGATTGCCTTTGGGAAATTGGTAATGCTCTTGGAATTGACTGGCAGACGATTGCAGAACAAAACGGTATCGAAAGTCCATACATTATTCACCCAGATCAGGAACTTACAATTTCGATGGATACAATAAAAGCTGAAATGGACGGAGATAAGGCGCAGGCTGCTATCGAGCAGGCAATGTCGGCTCTGGATGCCGAAGGGGCAGAAATGTCCGTTACAGCAGAAGGAGTGAAGGTTGATCTGGCAAATGTTGAAGTGGATTCTGATGTAGCGGCGGCTCAGATCGAGTCGGCTCTTGGCATGGAATCCGGGACACTTGCAGCCAATGGCATTGAAATACAGGCAGGAGCAACAGTAACAATTCCACAGGAATTGGTACAGGTTGATACATCTGGCATACAGAGCGCTACCGAAGCGCAGACAGAAACAGAGCCCGTGGAAACAGATACGACTGCAAATGTTAATATCACTGATGCAACTACAGACGCATCTGGCGCTAAGGAACAGGCACAGTCAGAAGTGGAATCTACATTTTCAGAATCTATGCCGGCAGACGGACATACCGATGTAACGCTCGATCAGACCAATAATGCAGCAGAAGTATATTCTGAAGTTGCAGGAGAAGTACAGTCTACCTTCTCTAATCCGATTCCTGCATCATGTACCGTCAACGTAACCCTTGACTGGCATATCACAAATCCATCTGCCGGAATAACGACATCAGGAAGTGGTTCTTCTGTAACGGCATCTATTGCAGGTAATGCAGAAGGAAGTATTGTTACCGGACCGTTATTATCCTGGGTAGGTGAAGATGGCCCAGAAGCAATTATTCCTCTTGGCTCAAAACGCCGTGATAGAGGTATGGACCTGTGGTTACAGGCAGGACGAGCGTTGGGCGTAAAAGAATATGCAGACGGTGGCATGATCGGAAATGTTCCACTGTCAGGAGATTCGGCAGACTCATCTTCCGGAAGCTCTGGCAGCAGTGGCGATAAAGGGCAGATCGTTGTCAATATGAATCCAGTCTTCAATATTAATGGAGACGGAGGAAATGATACAGTCAACTCAATCAAGGAGAAATTGAAAGAGCTGATTAACGAAATGTCCGGAGAACTGGCATCAAGATTGCTCGAATCGTATGCAAATATGCCAACATAGAAAGGAGAGAGGGTATGGAGATATATTTAAAAGAGGCGGCAAATAAGCAATCCTGTCTTCGCTTTCCTTCTCTCCCAGATAAGGAGATTACTGTTAAAGGAAATGCGAAGTACCAAAAATATGATCTGATAAAAAAAGGAACCTTTGCATTTCCAGCTGGTCCGGATATCAGATCATACGAATGGTCCGGATATTTCTGGGGCAGAGCGAGAAAGAAATGGAACATAAATACTAAGTGGTTGGACCCGAAGTCCTGTATAAAGAAACTGGAAAATTGGAGAGATAAAGGTACAATCCTGAATCTTGTGATTTCCGCTGGCGGAGGCATAAATACCGATGTCACAATACAGAGTTTTGAATACAAGAAGTTCGGTGGGAAAGGGGATTATTCCTATTCCATCACTTTTTATCGTTATCGCCCCCTTAAAATTCAAACTACCAAGGACCTTGGGATTGATAAAAAAAAGAAGAAGACGACAACTCGAACAAATTTGAAGAAAACTTCGACAGAAAAGAAAAAACAGACATACACGATAAAATCAGGGGATTGTTTGTGGAATATCGCAAAGAAATTTTATGGATCTGGTGCAGACTGGGAAAAAATTTACAATGCGAACAAGACGACAATAGAAAAAGCTGCAAAGAAATATGGTCATAAGGATAGTAACAAGGGAGATTGGATATTCCCTGGCACTATCCTTACGATACCGTAAAGGAGGCATTATGGTTGATCCGCTGAAATATTCTTACTATTTGGTTCTTGTAACTGAAAAAAAGAAGAAATATGACATAACAAATTTTGTCGAAGATTTGGGATGGGAAGAGCTGGAAAACGAACTTGCGGCCAGATTGTCGTGCACTGTAAAGAATGACAAGACCACAAAAGGCAGGATTTCCAGTCTTTCTAAGCCGGGATGCTATTTGTATCTGTACTATCGGTACAAGACTGGAACTGCGCAGGAAGCTATGCGTGGCCGGATTGTAGAATGGAACCCATCTGCGAAGTCAAGCAGTCAACCCTTAAAACTGAAGGCCTATGATAACCTGTATGATCTGCAGGAGTCCGAAGACTGTGTATATTATTCTTCCGGAGCAAGAACCAAGCAGGTTATACAGGATTATTTCAAAAAATGGGGCATACCAATTGGTAAATATACCGGACCTGATGTGGCTCATGGAGTTATTAAGGAAGATAAGAAGAAGCTCGGCACAATGGTCAAAGATATTCTGGATGAAGCAAAGAAAAAGGGCGGAGGCTATTCTATTATCCGCTCTGTAAAGGGCAAGGCCCAGATTCTGGCAATTGGCAGCAACAAGAATATTTATCATTTTGCCGAAACAGAAAATCTGATAAGCGTTTCGCACAAGATCAGCACTTCAGGAATGGTGACAAGGGTAAAAATCCTTGGAGAAGCAAATGATGATAAGCGTAGGCCGGTAGAAGCTACGGTTGATGGACAGACAAAGTACGGCATCCGCCAGAAGATACTTACCAGAGGCAAGGATGACAGCTTAGATGAGGCAAAAAAAGAGGCAAAGGAAGTCCTTGACGATGATGGAAAGCCGAAAGAGGAAATCAAGGTAGTTACTGTCGACATTCCTATCATCCGAAAAGGAGATATTATCCATCTTAAAATGTCAACTGGATCAGGGTATTACTGGGTAAAG